TGGACCATGGTGCAAAAAAGGTGACTGGGTTATTTTCCGTGCTTATTCTGGCACTCGCATGGTTATGTATGGACAAGAGTTTCGTTTAATAAACGATGATACTGTGGAAGCAGTTGTCGAAGACCCAGCAGGAGTAGTAAGAGCATGAGTGAAACAGAAATAATAAACGAAGAGCCTAACATTCCAGAACCAAGAATGTCTGACGAAGATAAATTTTTTGGTCAAACTACTGAAATTCAAACTGAAGTTGATGAAGGACTATCAGTTGAAATAGTAGACGATACTCCAGAAGAAGATCGTAGACCACCAAAAGTAGAAACTCCAGAAGTAGAAGTTACTGATGATACAGTTGATCAAGAGATTACTGATTACAGCAAAAGAGCTGGAGACAGAATTAATAAACTCAAGTATGAGTTTCACGAAGAGCGTAGAGCTAAAGAAGCAGCAGTCAGAGAATCATCTGAAGCTGTGCAAAGACTTCAAAGCTTACTCTCAGAGAATAAAAAACTTCAAGCCATGGTTGATCAAGGCGGAGAAGTTTTAAATAAGCAAGCAGCAAACAATGCAGTATGGGCAAAACAAAACGCTCAGACTATGTACAAAGCTGCTTATGAAGCAGGCGATGCAGAAAAAATGGCAGAAGCACAAGAGCAACTATCAAAGGCTGTGCTAGCTGAACAAACTGCAAGCAGGATGGCAGAGAATGTACAAGAGGAAATAATTAAAAATATTCCTGAAGAAGAAGTGCAACAGCCAACTGATCCAGCCTTGCAAGCATGGTCAAGTAAAAACCCTTGGTTTATGGGAACTGATCCTACGCATAGAGAGATGACTAGCTATGCAATGTATTTAGATCAGACTTTAAAACAACAAGGTGTAGACCCAAGCACACAAGCAGAGACTTATTACGCAAAGATAGATGAAGAAATGCGTGGTAAATATCCAAACTTTTTCGGAGTTACTCCACCTATAGAAATACAGGAAGAGACTCCAAAGCGACAACCTCAAACAGTTGTAGCACCCACATCGAGGGATAGTGGTACAAAAAAACCCTCGCAAGTACGTCTGACCCAGACTCAAGTTAAGATAGCTCGACAACTTGGTATTAGTCCGGAGCAGTATGCAAATCAATTATTAAAGGAGCAAACATGACAGAGCAAGATAACACAACTAATGTGGAGGAAAATTCTGCAGAATCTTCTGAAAACCAAGAGCGTTCCCCTAGGGGATTAAATAGTCGAGAGGCTACCCAGCGTACTAAGAACTGGGAAAACCAAGGTAACCTACCTGATCCTGACCACCAAGATGGTTGGGTATTCAGATGGATCAGAACTTCCTTAGTAGGAAACTCTGATAATCCAAATGTATCTAGAAGATTTCGTGAAGGATGGCAACCCTGTCGTTTGGAAGATCATCCAGAGTTACAGATACATATGATGGATCACGAATCTGATTGGGCAAAGAAAGGTAATGTTGAAATAGGCGGACAGCTTTTATGTAAAATGCCAAAAGAAGATGCAGACGCTAGAGCTGCACACTTTGACAAAATTGCAAGAGAGCAAACAGAAGCTGTTGACAATACTTTCTTCAAAGACCAAGACAGCAGAATGGCTACCAAACAAGTATTTGAACGCAAAACAAAAACGACTTTTGGTAAAGACTCCTAGAGTCTTTGTTTAATAATTATATTCTGTAATTAATTTTACAGAGGAGTAAAATATGGCTTCATCAGCTACACCTATGGGTGCTAGACCAATGGGATCAGCCGTATCATGTGTTTACAATGCAAAGATTACTCACTATAAGATTGCTGCTAGTTATGGCACTTCAATCTTTTATGGTGACTTTGTAAAGTGGGCGGATGACAATCCTAATACAACAATTCAAAAGGATACTGGAACTACTTCCATGACTCCGATTGGTGTGTTTTTAGGAGTTTCTTATACTGATCCTTCTACTGGTCAAGCGACCTTTAATCAATACTATCCGGCATCTACCAATGCTAGCGATATAATGGCATACGTTGCTTCCGATCCATTCCTAGTCATGCAAATGCAATCTGACGAATCGTTATCTCAAGATGATCTTGGGAAAAATGTAGCGGTAATTCAGACTGCTGGCTCGACTGCAATTGGAACAAGCAAGAATGCTGTCGATGGGAGTACAGCAGCTACTACTAACACTTTACCACTTAAGATTATTGACTTTGTCGATGGTCCTGATAGTGCTATTGGTGACAGTAATACTGACGTACTAGTTATGTTTAACGCAGGACATCAGCTCCTGAATACAACCGGTATCGGTTAAGGAGAATAAATTATGGCTGCAATATCAAGAGCGAATGAGCTTAAACAGCTCCTTCCGGGATTAAATGCCCTCTTTGGCGAAGAGTACACAATGCATGAAAACCAGCATGAAGAAATTTATGCGACTGAAAACTCCGAAAGAAGTTTCGAAGAAGAGTTAAAGTTATCAGGTTTCGGTGCTGCTCCAGTAAAAGATGAAGGTTCTGCTATCAATTACGATACAGCACAAGAGTCTTTTGTCGCTAGATATACTCACGAAACAATAGCTATGGGATATGCTATAACAGAAGAAGCTATGGAGGATAACCTCTATGTCTCGCTTTCTGCTAGATATACCAAAGCCTTGGCTCGTGCAATGGCGTACACAAAACAAGTAAAAGCAACTTCATTGTTAAACAATGGATTTACTTCTTTTAATAGTGGTGATGGTGTTACTTTATTTAGCACAGCTCACCCACTTGTTAATGGTGCAACTAACTCAAACAGACCTGCAACTGGTGCTGACTTGAATGAAACATCTTTAGAAGATGCAGTAATTCAAATCGGAAAATACACCGATGAGCGTGGTCTCAAAATAGCTGCAAGACCTCAGAAGTTAATCATACCTTCTGATCTTCAGTTCGTAGCAACTAGATTGTTACAGAGTGACTATCGAGTTGGTACAGCAGATAATGACATTAACGCTATCAAAACTAACGGAGTAATTCCTGAAGGTTTTGTTGTTAACAATTATCTTACTGATACCAATGCGTTCTTCATTACCACAGATATACCTGATGGTATGAAGCACTTTGTTAGAAGTCCTATGACTACTAGCATGGATGGTGACTTTGATACTGGCAACGTCAGATACAAAGCTAGAGAAAGATATTCCTTTGGAGTATCTGATCCACTAGGTATCTTCGGAAGTCCGGGGTCTAGTTAATAGATAGAATTAAGGGAAGCTTCGGCTTCCCTTTTTCTGTTTCTAGGATTTTTTAAAACTATCTATCGACTGTCCTAGCAGACTTGCCAAGACGATAGATTTAATTAAGGAGACTTAATATGGCGACAACAACATTCACAGGTCCTGTAAAAGCAGGAACTATTAAAAACACAACAGGAACTACAGTAGGTACAGATGTAACTAATATCGGCTCAGTAGTTATGGCACAAAGTGCTGTAATAGATATACTCGGTGCTAGTCACTTAAATCAAGTAGTAGCTACAATTCCTGCAAATTCACAAATTATAGATGTAGTATTAAATGTTACTACTGTAAATAATGATGGCGGTGCAGCAACTGTATCTATTGGTACAGTAGCAGACGGAAACGCTTTTATCGATGGTCAAAATGTAAAAGCTTTAGCTACTACTAGAGGTACTTTAGATACTGAAGCAACTGATGTAGGCACTACTGACATCCAAGTTTTAGCAGACTTTACAGGAGCTAATGGCGATTCAACTACCGGAACTGCTTCAGCTACAGTAATGTATATTCAAAATAACAACTTAAGCTAATAGGTAAATTATGGCAGATGCAGTAACAACTCAAACCATCATTGATGGTGAAAGAAACTGTGTTATGAAGTTCACCAATGTTAGCGATGGCTCTGGCGAGTCAGCAGTAGCTAAAGTAGACGTTTCTGCTTTAGCTGCTAACGCTAATAGCAAAGCATGTTCTGAAGTAAGAATCATGCGAGTCAGCCATGCGATAGTCGGTATGTCAGTTCAATTATTATTTAATGCTACTTCTAATGTATTAGCTATGGAGTTAGCAGAAAGTAGTAACGGACATATGGACTTCCACAGCTTTGGCGGTGTTCCAAACAATGCAGGTACAGGCAAGAATGGTGACATTCTGTTTACAACTAAAGGTCACTCTTCGGGTGATACTTATTCTATAACTTTAGAAATGACTAAAGTTTATTCTGATTAAAGGAGAAAATTATGGCTAAGAAAAAATCTATTATCTCTGAAACAGGAGAATTTCCACCCGCTTATAATGTTTTGACAGAAGGCGATGATGGAATTTGGCTCAAAGTATTTGGACCTGATCCTGATTTAGAAGACGCACAAAGGAAAGCAGACGAACTTAATGGTGTAAGAGCTAGAGACAGCAAGGGACATTACATAGCTGATGATCCTTCTACACCTGAGAATGAAGCTTATGTCGGTGGTAAAACACCTAAGAAAACTAAAGCTAAGAAGACAACTAAGAAGAAAACTTCTAAAGCTAAAAAATAACGA